AGGCCGCCGGTTCGGTTGGACTTGAGAATATTAAAATTGTAGAAACCACCGGCGATGAAATTGTAGCTGTAAAGCGCACCGATATTGCACTCGATTCCGAGCAGGGCCGCAAAATGGCTCTTGCCGATAATGCTACCGCCGCTGCGGACCTTGAATGGGACGAAGATTTACTTGCCGAAGCATCCGAACAATGGGGAATCGACTTGGAAGATTACGGGCTTGCGCAAAACAAATATGTTAGGGAAGCGGAAGCTGAAGGTAGATTAGCAGAGAACTTTATTGTTCCACCTATGAGCGTTTTAGACGCTCGTGGGGGAGCATGGCAAGAGCGTAAAAAGGCTTGGAATACTCTTATTAACGACGAAGGCGAATCACGCCAAAATCTATTAGGCGAAAATAATCTTATGAGTAGCGTAAATAATGGCGTGTCTATTCTTGACGCTACTCTTGTCGAGGTTCTCTACAAATGGTTTATGCCAAACAATATTGACTATAAACCGCAAGCGTTTGACTGTTTTGCCGGGGATTCTGTCGGTGGCTTCGTAATGTCTTATCTTGGCGCACATTTTACTGGTACGGAATTAAGAGAAGAACAAGCGCAATTGAATAATGAAAGAGTGCAAAGCCGCAAACTGGATGCTATCTATCATTGTGACGACGGGCGCAATATTGCCAAATATCTACAACCCGAAAGCCAAGACTTCTTTTTCTCTTGCCCACCTTACTTTGACTTGGAGCATTATTCGAACGATGAACGCGACGCCAGCAACCAAGGAAGTTACGCCGAATTTTTGGCGTTGCTGGAAAAGGCTTTTGAAGAGTCTATCAAATGCTTAAAGAAAAACCGTTTCGCAATTGTGGTAATGTCCGCCGTTAGGGATAAAAAGGGCTATTACCAAGATATACCAAGCGATATCACGCGAATATTTGAAAAAAATGGCTGCCACCTTTATAACCAGTTAATACTCATCGATAGCGGTGCTACGCTCGCGCTGCGCGTGGGTAATTCCATGAAAAATCGTAAAGTAGGGCGCCAACACCAAGAAGTATTGGTATATTTTAACGGCGAAGATAATTTATTATACGAAGATATTAACGAATTCAAGACGATTGGAAAAATACATCAAAATATCGCCGTTTATTATAAGCCGGACGAAAATAGTAAAATTCAAGACGAATTTAAAGATTTAAGGAATAAAAATGAAAACAAGGCTTGAAAACTATTCGGGTATAATCCAAAATTGCGATGAAAGATTTCTATATTATGTACTTACCAACACACTCAAAAAGGCTAATTTTAACATTATTCAAGAAAGCCAACACCAATTTGAAAACTTTGGCTACACCGCTCTTTGGCTGCTTGGCGAAAGTCATTTGGCGCTTCATACCTTCCCGGAGAACAACAATGCTTATATAGAACTATCTTCTTGCTTGCCGAAAAAGGGGAAAATCTTTTGGGATTATCTTAAAGAGGAAGTTACCTTTACAAAAGAAAATATAAAAATAACCGAATAAGTGCTTGCTTTTTTGCTTTTGGTTTGTTATAATAAAAATATAATAACAAACGAAAGGAAAATATGACAAATAAAGCGTTGGAAAATCGCCGAATAATAAACGGAATCAAAACCGAGCTCGATATGGGGAATATTACTTATGAGCAGGCAAAAGTTAAGGCTGCGCCGGTTTTAGCCGAAATAAATGAAATCGGCCGGGATTTGGCCAAAAAATACGGTATAAAGCACCGTGATATTAGTTTTAATGAGATTATGCGTTAAGGAGGTAAATTATGATTGTGAATATGCAAGAAAAATACGACATGCTCGCTACGGAATATAGTATACCGGCGCGCGAATACTTTATGATTCTAAAATTGGCGATATACCATACCGATAAAAAAGAAATGAAATCATCTTATGATGTGACCAAATATAAAATGAACGACAAAATACTTAATGCTGCGTGCGATATACTAAAATCTTTGTATAAATGATATAATCGTTATATGATTAACGAACGGAGCTATTATGAATAATGACGCCACAAAGCAGGGGAATGTCAAACCGGGACGCGGTGGTATAATTCCACCTAAAGAAAGGCAGTTCGGGCAACCGAATGGCAATCCCCGGCACAATGGCGCGTGGAAAAAAGAAGATACCGCGCGCTGGAAATTAGAGCAAATGCTAAAATTATCTGAAGAAGAACTAAAAGCCGTTGCAAATGATAAAGAAGCACCTTTATTTGAGCGCAAATTGGCGGTCTGTATTGCCAAAGGTCAATGGAAAGAAATTGAAGGGATGATGAATCAAGTCTATGGGCAACCAAAGCAGCAAATCGAACAAACGGTTATTGCACCAAAACCGCTAGTAGATTTGACGGAAAGAAAAAAGAATGGCGAAAGTTAGTCTTATAATTACCGTATATAACAAGGCACCATTCTTGAAGCGGTGTCTTGATAGCATTGTAAATCAAACTGATAAATCGGCGCAAATCATTCTTATTGATGACGGTTCTACTGATGGCTCTACTAAAATCTGCCGGGATTATTCCGTCCGCTATGGTTGGGAGTTTGGTCTTTTTTTAGAAAATCAAGGTGTTAGCGCTGCGCGAAATCTTGGGCTTGAAAAAGCCACCGGCGAATATATCGCTTTTTTAGATGCGGACGATGCTTTTACGCCCGATGCCATTGATATTATGACTAGAATATCACGCCACGGCTTCAATATATGCCAATTTGGGCATAATAGAATAGCCAGCGGTAATGTGGCTATAACACGGCGTGCGCTGGCCGCTAAAGGCGAATATACGCCCGAAAAACTTCCGAAACATTGGCAAATGGTCTGGAATAAATTATACAAGACAAGTTTTATTCGGAAGCACAAACTACGCTTTATTGAGGGAATGCAATTCGGGGAAGATGAGATATTTAATGTGCGAGCGATATTGGCAAATGACGGATTATATCACGCACCGCAATCGTTGATGAATCATTATTTTGACGACCTTGATTCTTTATGTCGTGGGCATCTGGACTTGGAAAGATTGAGCCGACTGATTAAAGAACTTGAAAATGTGGCAAAAAAGCAAAAAGACCCGGCCAAAAGGGAATGTGTCCAGCACATCATAAATCGGCATCTTAACTCTACGCTTTTTGACCGTTTTGGCTATGGCCGAAATAATGCTGGCAAATACGATGTGGTTTATTTCTTGAAGCCAAGCCCAATTAACGAGGAATTGCGCTATTCGCTGCGCTCTGTTGAGAAGAATTGGCAATATCGCAAAATTTGGTTTTACGGCGGATGCCCTAACGGTATCAAGCCTGATTATCATGTGGCGGTGGCGCAAAGAGAATTGTCGAAATGGGAACGCGTCCGGGGTATGCTTTACCAAGTATGCCAAAATGATGATATTACCGAGGACTTTTGGCTATTCAATGACGACTTCTTTGTGCTTAAATATCACGGCGAAGATATGCCGCCGCAATATAATACCACGCTACAAGAACGAATTAGCGGTATAGAAAGCCGGCACGGCGGAAACCCTACGGAATATACGGAACGGCTGCGGCATCTCGTGAAAACGCTTAAAAAAGCGAATAAAGGCTATTTGGACTATACCGTCCATAAGCCGATGCTGATTAACCGCAAAAAGATGCTGGAAGTCTTGGAAAAGTTCCCCGATGAGCCAATGTTTCGCGCGTTATATGGTAATTATTGGAAAATTGGCGGTGAAAGCCGGCATGATATGAAAATACAACTTTTGCATTATGCGAAGGCGGCGAGCGCAATTAGGGATTGGGATTTCGTTTCGACATCTGATGAAAGTTTTAGAAGTGGCAATATCGGACGATATTTGCGCAATATGTTTGACACCCCTAGCCGGTTTGAAGTATAATTTTATTATCATAAACGAAAGGAAACTTTATGCCGGTACATGCAGTAAGGAGTGCAGGTGGTAAAATAATCGGATGGCAATTCGGCCAATCCGGTAAAATATATAAAACTAAAGCCGAGGCGGAAGCGCAAGAGCGTGCTATTCGCGCCGCTGGATGGAAAGGCGATGAAGAAATCTATTGATACCTTACGCTGGCTTTTGTGCGTAAAATTGATAGATAATTAAACGGGCGAGGATTTATTGGATGGAACAAATAGCGATAACAAGTGGTCTGAAAAAAATTAAACAAACGCTGTATGAGCTGACATTCTACAAAGTAATCCAAGGGGGAATGTCGTCATCCAAAACATTTTCAATTATTATTATACTTATTGGCTACGCCGAATCTTATCCGAACGCCTTGATTACTATTGCCGGTATTACTTACAACCACTTGGCCACTGGCACGATGCGCGACTTCAAAAAAATAATGACGGCTACGAATCGCTGGGACGAATCGGCATTCAATAAATCGGCTAAAATCTATACATTCCCAAATGGAAGCCAAATCGAATTTTTATCTACTGACAATATGACTTCCCGTGGTCCGCGCCGTGATGTGTTATTTGTCAATGAGGCCAATGGTATTGATTACGAAACTTTTGACCAATTGGCAAGCCGCACGCGCGACTTTGTGATTTTGGACTTTAACCCAAGCGCCAAATTCTGGGCGCACGAAGAACTTGCGGAAAAACAAAAAGACCGCACCAGCTTCATTGTATTAACTTATAAAGATAACGAAGCCTTAAGCCGGCAAGAGCGTGAGAATATTGAATCCCGGATGCCAAAACAAGGCGAAGAACCGAGCAATTGGTGGATTGTTTACGGTCTTGGGCAAATTGGTTCGCTCGAGGGGAATGTCTATTCGGGATGGCAGGAAGCAAGCCGGGAAGAAATTCAAAGTGGCAAATTGGTGCGGTATGGTCTGGACTTCGGTTTTAGCAATGACGAATCGGCGCTGGTTGGAATATATGAAATGGAAGACGGACGCACCGGTATAGTGGAATTATTATACGAGAAGGGCATATTAGGGTCAAAATACCAAGAAAAGTTAATGTCGCAAAATATCGACCCGAATACTCTCATCGTTGCCGATGCTGCGCGGCCTGAAATTATTGCCGAAATCAAAGCCGCCGGGTTCCGCATCATTGGTGCCGATAAAAATGCCGGTTCGGTTAAGCGTGGCATTGATAGGGTAAGCCAAAGGCAGATTATTTATGCTGGCGATAATCTCAAACGCGAATATTTATCTTATGCATGGCGTAAAATGCGCGGCGGCAAAATCTTGGACGAACCGCAAGACGGAAACGACCATCTTATGGACGCGCTACGCTACGCTATCGATGATTTAAGCAAAAAGCGCATCGAATTTTAGCCTGTGGAAAACTTTTTGAAAAAAACCAAAAAAGGTATTGCATTTTTTAACCAATAGGTGTATAATAGGGGTATAAACAACAAACGAAAGGAAATAATATGAAAGAAAGCAACAATAAATACTACAACACATATGTAGCTATTTACAACCAGAGCGTCGAACACGACAATGCTCTTGGCCATTGCGACCAAAAGTGGGCTTGTGGGTTAGCCAGAACTTGGGCAAACATTAACCTTAAAACAAAAAATGCAATAGAAAAATTCATGAATGGATGGTATGACTTTTACTATCATATGTTTGATTAATAAATAACGGCTTGGGGGGAAGCCACCAAAAGGAGTAAAGGAAATGAAAAATTATTACGAATTAACAATATTAACTGACATCAATGTGAATGTTAGCGAAGAAGATATTAAATCGTTAGTATCGGGCGATATTATCAAATACGAAGATGAGGGAATCAAACGCTTGGCATATCGCATCCGCGACAATGAACAAGCGCATTACTTCTACATTGATATTGAATGCACCGAAACTGATGTAAAAAATATGAATCATAAACTTGCAACGACTGAATGGTGCTTGCGATATTTACTAATCAAGGCTGATAGAAGGCATTAAAAGGAGCAGATATGAAATACCACGGATATATAATCAAAAAAACGGCTACGGATTTGGGGGAATCCGACCCAAGGTTGAATTGTGTTTATACGATATCAAAAAACGGACAATTCAAAGCCGAAGCCTTAACATTATCTACTGCTAAACAATATATTGATAATGGCGAAGACGATAATTATCTATAAAAGGAAAAAAGGAGTTGAAAATGAAAATAAAAACAAAAATAAAAATAATTTTGGCTGTATTATTGACCTTAACTTTGATAACTGTTTATAACCATCGTAAAAATGCGCAGCGGTTGGAGTATGCTGCGCAAAATAATTGCGAATGGGTGATGTATGGCGCTCACGATATTTGCCGCTAATGTGATATAATTGTGGTATAGTAACATAAGGAGCAAAGAGCATGCTACACTTTAATGGGCTTGAGCCGGTGGACTTCAAGGGCCACTTATGCGAGCCGAAAATTGACGCAGAGAAAAAACTGCGCCTAGCAACGATAAAGTTTGGCACAACGGAACAAATTGCGGCCGCCGATGATATATTGGCATCGTGCTTTGAGGACGAATTCGCCAAAATCTTTATTCGCGAAAAACTAAGCACGGACGATAAACAAGTGCTGGCCACTTACTTAACGCGTGGCGAAACCGGTCTTAATCTTTTATCTCAAACCACGGAGGGTGCGCTTGAAAAGTTTATAACACGCGCTTTGGACGGAGGTGTCCAAAATGCCTAAAAATGTTTTTTGCCATGGTAAAACAATAATTTGTGTTTACCAAGATTGTGTAATGTGTGGTGACAAAGGCAAAAAATTGCGCTCTTTTATTGATATGCACGGGCTGAATGTCCGCAAAATATCATTCGCTAGCGAAGAAGGCGGCAAATTGGTAAAAGAAGCGGTGTTTGAACATAAAATCGGCACAATGCCGTTTTTTACTGATGGTGTAAAATTTAGCACATCTCTTGCGGATTTCATTAAAAAACCTGAAAAAAAATATAAAAAAACTACCAAAAAAGTAAAGGAAGGCGGCAAAAATGGGGATAATTAGTTCGTTTAAGGATGCGGTAAGGCGTAAAAAGGCGCGAAATTTTGCGCAGGAATTGTCCGGACAGTTCTTTTTAAGCCCGTTATGCTCTGATTATGAAAACCTATTCGCGCAGGTCCGGCCTTTAATTGACGAAATGAAGACGGTGATGCCTTACGGTGTCACTGATAGAGGCACACGCTTATCTGACAAGCAAACGCCGGAACTCTATTGGCTCAAAAACCCTAATGATGAAATGGGCTGGGCGGAATTCGCAGATGTGATGTTCGCTACTTGGCTAACCGAGGACGAATTGGACATCCATTTGCATCGGGATGAGAAAGGCCGCGTTATTGGATATACGATTATACCGCCGGAATGCCGCATATATCTTGGCTACGGCTACTGGGAGTGGCAAGTTATGACCACCGATGGCTACCAAGTTCTTACCGAAGACGAAGTGATGCGCTTGCGATTCAGCCGGAGTCCGCGCGATGTGCAGCGTGGTGTATCGCCGGCATCGAGTGTTAAAGTTTGGGCGCAAATTGATGACTTAATTAGTCAATATCAGCGTGCCTATTTTGAAAACGGTGCTATTCCGGCCACGATTACCTTTATTACGGCCAGCTCACGCGAAAAGTTCGAAGATACCCGCCGAGAGCTGGAGCATAAACTAAAGGGCGCTAATAACCGCAATAAAACGGTTTACGCGTGGCGTCAATTTGACAATGATAGTGGCCAAAGCGTTGACCAAATTGAAGTTAAAACTATTCAGGGCAATAACTCTACGCTCGCAATTAAGGAAATTGTAGATATTGTTAATGACCGCTTGAATAAGTCCGTTGGCGTGTCTAACTTTATACTTGGCGATGATTCAAGCGCTAAATATGACAATGCCGAATTAAGCGACCACCAATTTACCAAACGCCGCGTTTATCCGGCTTTGATGAGCTTCTGGAATCAATTCCAGCACGAATTGGAGCGCTTGCTGGGCGGTCTAGGTTACGGAATTAGTTTTGACCTTGAAATACCTGAACTTACTGAAAGAACTAAAGCGAAGGCTGAAATCTCACGCATCCGTGGCGAAGCATTGACTAATCTCATTGCCGCCGGTGCATCTGGAACGGCTGCGGTGAAGGCTTTGGGATTGCCGGAATGCTGGCAGGGTGCGGCGGACGGTATTTATGCCAAAGCGTTGGCTGGCCAGTTATTGTCGCCAATATCTATTGATTATAAGGCGCCGGAACCTACCGAATCAACAGTTGACAAGTCTGATGCGGATGTAAAGGAAAAGGAGCAAATCATTGACATCATCCACGGGCATCAATGCGCATGCCACAAAGATGCGTTGCCACCTATGACCCCGGACGAAAAAAAAGTCTATGATATTTTAGTGGAATATGCCGCGGCACTTATTGACGATAATAATACGCTGGGCGTTGAAGGTCTTGTGAAAGAATTACAAGATATAATGGAAGATATAGCGCAGCGTGGCGAATTGGAAGGCGCCAAAGCCTTGCAATTACTTGCGGACAAGGAAGTAGGCGCGGAAATCTTGAAAACGGTCAAAAGCGGCGAAATCTATGTGAGCGAATCCTTGAAAAAACGAATTGCGAGCCGTGCTTCGCTGTTGGCTACCGGCTATGACGAATATACCAAAAAACTAATTGAAAATACGCTTGCCGGCGCCGAAGATTTGACCGCTAATGAAATCAAGCGCCGCCTTGAGGAAGTGATGCCAAATGCGCGCGCCGAACTTATTGCGCGAAACGAAACACTTTACGCTATTCGTTCGGGCCGGCTGGAACAGGACGAAGCGTTGGCTGAAAAATACGGTTTGCATGTGCAATTAGTATGGCGCACTTCAAACGATGCCGATGTTTGCCCAATTTGTGCCGCGATGGAAGGTCAAACAGTAGATTTAGGCAAAGCCTTTACCGATACTGTAAAATTAGATGACGGCGAAATTGCGAGCTGGGAACATAGCACTTGGAACGATAACGGCCGGATACCTGATGCGCACCCAAATTGCCGCTGCTACTTTGACGAGGAGTTGGTATAATGGGAGCGATTAAGATTAGATGCCCAAAATGCGGTTGGATTCTGGGCGATACTGATAAAAGCATTGATTGCGTGCTTAATTGTCCAAAATGCAATGCCGTAAGGGTAAAAATGCGTGTGGTAACTTTTGCCAAATATAATGATTTAATAAGAAAGGAGCAAAAAAATGACTAACCCGAATAACGCGGTTGGAACTAACGGCGCATATGGAGGTAGAACATCCGTGAATGCGTTTAATGATGTATTATCGCTATTAAGTAGCGGTATACTTGGCGGCTGGGCTTGTGAGCCTAATTCTGGCCTTACGGTTGTGTTAGGTGGCGATGGCAATACGCGAGATGTGGCTATTGCCGAGGATAATGCAGGTAATAAAACTACTATCAACAATATTAGTGGCACACCTATATCGGTCACTTTGAGCGCAGCGCCTAATGCAAATTCAAGGATAGATTCAATTGTCGCATATGTAGATAACCCACCAACCGGAAGTGCTACGGCTACTGATAATTACGCAGCTTGCGGTCTTATTGCTGTTGAAGGAACTGTGGCCGCATCGCCAGTAGCACCAGATTCAAGTGCGATTAGAACGGCAATTACGGCGGACGGAGCATCTGGAACAACTGCATATTATGTAGTTTTGGCTTATATTACAATCACTTCCGGAACTACCGATATAACAAGCGGTATGATTCAATCCGGTGCGCAAATTACGCTTAATTTCGCCGATGACAGTATTGGCGCGAATAAAATTGATTTTACTACATTCGCAAGGCATGAAGACGAGGCCACGAATATTCAAATATTACCATCTTCAACACAAATAATGCAATATGCAATTCCGGCTGATGGGGATTATTTATTAATAGTATCGTGCTCGCTAAATTCTGTTGTATATGACCATTCTACCTATATTTATATAATAAAGAATTCCACGGCGTTGGATTCCTATTATGCATCATTTGATGCCACCGATTGGGGTGCAATGACTTTTTCGAAAGTATTGACTGGGCTAAAATCAACTGATACTATCAAAATCAATATGATGGATACGGTGGGAATTACTGCTTCAACTAACACAAAAATAAGATTCTCAATGATTCAATTAAGTGCCGATTAATATCTCCGTGCTATAATATAAAATATAATAACGAAAGGAAACTCAAATGAGTAAAAAACTAATTGGCTATATAATCGGGGGAATAGCGTTAGTTGCTGCTGCTATTAGCGGTGCGGCAATTAATATCAATATTGAAAATGGCAAAACTTCGGCTACAATTACTTATGCCGAAGAAGCTACCCCGGCTGAAATCACGCCCGGCCTTGAAAATATCGAATATGGCCAAGGCGAAATTAAAGCCGATGGTGAAGAAATAAAAACTGTGGAAGCCGTAGAATCTAACGGCCCAGTCACCGAGGTCAATAATGAAAATTGCCCGGAAGGTGAAGAATGTGGCCGCGGTGCCTATGTTCCGGTGCTTGATATTTCAAGCCCACAAGCCTTTGCCAATGAAACGCTTGGCGTCTGCATAGATGTCGATGGTTTTTTTGGCGCACAATGCTGGGATAGCATGGCAGCGTTTTTCATCAACTACACCGGTCATACGCTTTACACTTGTGGAACTGGCGCAGCAAAAGGCACTATTGCTGACGGATGCTGGCAATTAAATGCTGGTGATGAATTCACAATGATTTGGGACGCCACCGCCGTGCAACCGGGTGATATTGCTGTATATAGCAGCGGCACTTGGGGTCATATTGGCATGGCTATGGGCTACTACAATAATGGCTACTTCACTTTACTCGGCCAAAACCAAGGCGGCGCACCTTGTGAGGGTGGCGGTGCTGCTGGCAATATCATTAACTTATCAACTCGCGACTTCATCGGCGCATTCCGTCCAAATATCTATATTAAGCCCGAACCGGAACCCGAACCGGAACCACAACCAACCAACGAAGTAGAATACACCTATATTAAAGGCGACTATTTTAGCAAAGTTTTGGTAAATCTTGGGCTTGACGAAAATAATTTGTGGGGTAAGGACGGAACAGTTGCGTTCTATACTGCACAACTAATTGCGCAAAATATGCTTGATGCAAATGGCAATGTAAAAATTGGCGTGCCATTTATCTTGACCGTGCGTTAGTTTGTATGATATAATTAAATTGCCTTTACCTCCACACCTAAATAAGTCAAAAAGGCCATTCAAAAACGGGATGGCTTTTTTGATGATATACAAAAAGTATGATATAATGGCAATATGAAGTTCTACGATGCGACAGTGCTTAAAGACGCTAAAAGCTCGGAAGAGCGTCGCTTTCGCAACATTCTTGCCAATTCTGGCCAAATAATGGAATCTGGCGAAGTCCGTGACCTTGCCAATTTGTATGTTATGGGCAGGGACGGTAAATTGATTGCGATAAAAGCACTCAATAAAAACCCAGATAAACAAACCGAGGAATATACCGTCAAGGCGCAGGCAGACCACGGCGAAGTGGTGGATGGCGAATTGGTGGATACAATAGAAAAACAATTTGGCTCGTGCAAAGTATGGCTCGAAGATGACGGATTGCACGCCCGAATGTATTTTGCCAATGATGACCGTTTAGCGGACCACGCTTGGGCAATATCAGAAGATGCTAGTTATTCAACCGGCATTGATTGGTACCAAGACGGTTATTATGGCGCTGGACAAGAAATTGATGAACCGATTGGGATTTTGCGCGAAATTTCAATGGTATTGACTGGAAACGACCCGCGCGCTAAAACTATTGACCATAAAGATGCGGATGCTACAAGGGCTAATGGTAGCGAAGTGGCTGATGCTGAATGTGGTAAAGAAACTAACGAAAAAGGAGATATTCCTATGGGTAAAACCAATGATGAACTCACTCCCGATGAGAATAGGGTAATTAAAGAAAGACTTGCCGAGGAATTGGTAGGTAAAGTTACCGAAGTCGTGGATGAATTCACTACAAAGGCACCTGAAAGCGAAACCGAGCCAACCGCTCGTGATGAAAAAGCGGCTGCTGATGGTGAAACTAAAGATGCCGAAGAACCTACGGAAGCACCAGCACCGGCAGAAGCACCAGCCGAGCCAGCAAAGGATACCGTGGTTCATAATATCAACATTTATACAAGGGACAAAGTTGTGAAAAACGAAACACCAGTGGTATCAAAAGATGCCAAGAAAGAAGCGAAGAAGGCATATTTCGAAGCTGTCCGTGATGCTTTGAAGACTTCTGGTTTCAAGTTTGATGCTCGCTTCCAATCTACGCTTGAAGCCAAAACCAAGGACGCAATTACCGGTCTTGGTACTCCACTCAACATCACCAATATGTTCAGCGAAATGATGGAGCATAATGATGGTATTTTGAGTTATATATTCCACATCGGTGGAACTAATGGCCGTGGTATTAGAAATAATGCTCTTGCCGGCTCTGCTGATTATGGTCTTGAAGCCCAAGGTCATAAGAAAGGCGATACCAAAGTTGATGAAACCATCGTTAATACCATCCGTGTTGCCTATGACAAGATGATTTATAAGAGCCTAGCACTTGATGCTATGGAAATTTACGAGAACCCAGAACTTCTTGAGTTCCGCGCTCGTGAATTATTCGACCAGATTCAACTCACAATTGAGCGTGGCATCTTTATTGGCGATGGCCGCACCGCTCCGAGTGGCAGCGACCCAGATTTAAGAATCTTCGATTCTACCACCAATACTGGTCTATTCCCAATTGCTGCTGACTGTTCTGCACAGGCTGGCACTTATGGTTCGCTTGTTGCATCGACCTACGCTGCTAAAACCACCGACAACCTTTACGATGCTGTTGTTGGTGCAAGGCGCTGGATTCGCTCTGAAGGTGAACAAATCTTGGTCGTCAAGCCAAGCATTCTCACCAAAGCATTCCAAGCCAAGGTTGGCAACCGTTATCTCATTGAGCCGGGTGCAACTGCTGAAGACATCTTCCGTGTTGCTCGTGTATTTAGCCCAATGTGGATGGAATATGCAGACGAAGACGCATTCTTGTTAGTAAGAAATGGCTACACCACGACTGGCGAACGCAACCCACGCGTTTATCCATTCTTTGATGTAACCACCAACAAGAACATTCTCTTGAACGAGATGCCAATTGCTGGTACGCTTACCAAATACAAATCTGCTGCTGCTATCACTGGTTTAAGTGATTCAGAAAGCTAATTAGGAGTAAAATATGGAACTAGCCGATTATAATCTATATACTGGACAAAATCTCAATTGTTATTCTGACGAACAATGGACCACTGTTGTGAATATAGCAGAAAGTCGGCTAGCTTCACTCCTATGCCTTGAAACATTCCCGGTGCTGGATGAAACTAACCAAGATTTAGCATTACTGTTGGCGAATTTCATTTCGGCTACCTTAAAGTTCCAAGGCTCACCTGACATCATCAATTCGAAGAGTGTCAGGAATTTTACGATTAACTTTAACAATAGTGCCACCAACGCTTTTGAGCAAATATACCACCAATACCGTGATATTATTGAAAAATATAGTAATTGCGGCACTGGCATCAAAGTTGAACACTCAAGAATGTGCTGCGGAAGGTTTAATAATGGATACATCAATTTTTGACGCGTTCCCTAACGCTATAATTAGCGGAGTTTGGCAAATCGGAACTTGCCAGCACGGAACGGTGGTCGGGAATCAATTCCAAAGCATCGGCGATGTCGATGTAATTATTGATGAGGGCTACAATTCCACTATTACTACCACGCCAGAAAATCTTGGCTCGGATTTGCTACTTTATGTAAGGCCGTGCCAAATGCCAAAAGAGATTAACCAATTGATGATGACAAGCCAAGTGGTCGTGCAACTGGTGACTAATTATATGTTATATAATAGCGCCGACAATGCCTATTATATGATTACTGATGCTGGAATCGGTAAAAATCAGCATACTGGTAATATTGAGCATATTGAGTTGAAAGTTGTGCGCACCGAGGTAGTCAATGACTAACACGGTAAGCGTCAAACTTAATTGGAATACCACCAAATTATCGCTTATGAACCAAAACGCGGTTAAAGGTTTATTCCAGTTAGGTTTCGATATTGCAAGCCAAGCCCGGCGTAATGCTCCATATGTAACCGGCGCGCTGCGAAATACCATTCGGGTGCAAGAAACCAACGACCAATATACGCTGGAAGTTGTGGCCGGTGGAACCTATGCCGGATATAAAGTCGACTATGCAATGAAGCGTGAAGAAGGGCCAAACCGTAACCCAAATACCGAGCATTATATGGAAAATGCCGCAAATTTGGTAATGAGCGGTGATTATTTGGAAAAATACTTCGGGGAAATATTATGATTACACTAGCAATATTGGAACAAATGGTTGAGGATGAAGTCGCCGACCTTGTCATTGACCAAAATTGTTTTTGGGAGCAGGCGCCTTTAACTCAAGACGGTAGCCCGGCCTGTGGTGTATGGCTTGTAACCCGTGGTGGTAATGCCAATAACTCACCGAAAGGGTTGAATCTGCATTCTACGGTTGACTTCTATGTGGCATTCGCCAACAAACCTCAAACCGAGGCGGTGCATGAAGCAATTTTGAATTGGATGATTCAAAACCCTTGCTTCTGTGAATTGACCGGAAGCGTTGGTGGCACTACCTATGATTTTAATAATGTGCGGATTAGACCAACAACTACGCCGCAAAATACAATGATTACAGGCAATGGGTTAGTCGTAAAAATCGCCAGCGCCGAGCTGGTCTATGATATTAACAATAATGACGAAAGGCAATAAAATGGTTCAAAACATTACGCAACTTCGCAGAATCGTGTTCCGAAGATGGGATGCTTCCACTTCTGCTTGGGATGTCTTTTCTTTTGAAGCCGATGATTTAGGTCAGGACACCGTTCTAACCCTAAATGTAGCACCACGCAAGCGCACCCGTGCATCAAGCCTAGGTTCTACTGAATCTGCCATTTCTGGAACATTCGACAGCTTCGCTGGTTCGATTACATTCTTGATGGACACTTTCAAAAATCTTGGGCTAGCCATTCAAAAATGGAATGCCGCTACTTACGCCGGCGCCGCTGCTACGGCTGGCAATATCGTTTGGGACGGCACCGATATTTGTGCAGAAGGCGATTATCTGTCCGTTATTGCGCAAGGCTTATGCGATGACGGTTCTACTGTCGATGTAGAATTAACTCGCTGCGTTCCAAGTGTAGATGATGACATTGAAATTGGCACCGGTGATACTCCAACTATCACGCTCAATTTGCATCCAATTATCTACAATGCGGCTCTGCATTCTAGCGATGGATACCCACAATATAGCGCAAGACTTGGTGAATATGATTTAACCACCAAGAAGCGCTTAAATGTGACTACCGGTGTATATGATACCGTTGGTGAATCTTCCTAGGAGTTAAGTGATGACGACGCCTGCGCTCACGCTACAAGATGTGACTAAAAATATCACGAAAGTTCGTGAGCATAAGGCGTCCGATTTCTTAACGGATGAGCAAATTGCGCAAGTGCGCGCATCTAACCTAAAAGGTCGCAAGAATAATAGATTTGATGCAGTTGATGCTTATGTGGCGGAAATTATCTCGCGATTTGGTTATGATACATATATCGCGTGGAAAAATGGCGAAATCAGCGAGGAGCGCATGGCCAAATATATTATGGCGGAACGGGTCCGCGAAGTGAAATACCGGCTCTCGCTTGAAAATGTTATTGTAGGCGCTGTGGCTGGTGCTAATAATCCAAATAAACACGGTCATGCACCGAAAACCTTAAAGGCAGCAATTGAATTCTTAAAAGACGAACGCAAGTTTGTAGAAGGGAAATAAATGGCAAGTAAGATAGGCGAAGCGGTAATTAAATTATCGTTTGACGGCTCTGGCGTAAAGTCCGAACTTGCTAACGCCGAAAATAAAGTTAGCAGTTTTGGGACAAAAGTAAAAAATGTAGCGAGTAATATCGGTAAAGTTCTTACTGCTGCTTTTGCGGCTGCTACGACGGCGGCAATTGCTTTTTCAAAGTCATCAATTGATGCTTTTAATAAACAAGAAGAGGCTCTTGCGAAATTGGAACAAGTGGCCAAAAACCAAAACTGGAGTGCGGATGCGGTAAAGGGATTGAAAGAATATAACTCTGAATTACAAAAGACTGGTATTATTGGCGATGAAGTCATGGCTGCCGGGCAGGCTCAACTCGGCACTTTTGCTTTATCTGAAGAAGCCGTGCGAATGCTTACTCCGGCAATGAATGATTTAATCGCGGCTACTGCCGGCTATGGTGCGACTACTGAATCGGCTACATCAATGGCAAACTTGATGGGTAAAGTGATGACCGGTTCCGTTTCGGCGCTTACTCGCTATGGCGTAACGCTGGACGAAAACCAAAAGAAACTACTTGAAGAAGGTGATGAGATGACCCGTGCGGCGGTCTTGGCGGAAGTGTTGGCGAATAACTACGGTGATTTCAACAAAGCGCTGGCTCAAACTCCGCAAGGGCAAGTAAAACAATTGTCCAATGCATTTAGCGATTTGCAAGAAAGTTTTGGCGCGTTTTTGGCCGGGCGTGGCGATTTGGATGATTTCTTTAATAATTTGACAACGGTGGTGACGAATGCCATAAATCTTGTTACGAATATGGCTCCACAAATTATTGATGGCATTGTAAATCTTATCAAACAAATTGCGGCGCAATTGCCGAGTATTTTGCAGCAATTGGTGCCGGTATTGGCGCAAGCGCTGGTTGATTTGACCGTGGCTTTTGTCGAGGCGTTGCCAAGTTTTGTGCAGGCCATAATTGACACAGTTTATGCGCTGGCGCAGGCGGTGCTTGACAATTTTGATACGCTGCTTGACGCGGTGCTTAATTGTATTATTCAAGTTGCGCTTGTCCTTACTGCACCTGAAAATCTCAAAAAGATACTCGAAGCATCTTTGAAACTATTTATGAAATTAGTTGATGCAATACCCCAAATTATTATTGCGCTTGTAAATGCGTTGCCGTCTATTATAACTAACATTGTGAGCTTCTTATTAGACCCCGAAAATCTCAAAATGATTATTGAGGCGGCGATTCAACTGTTCTTGGGCTTGGTCATGGCAGTTCCGCAGATTTTGGGAGCTCTTATTGGTGCCTTTGGGGAATTGGTGGGCAATTTATGGAATGGAATTACGCAAATGTTTGGCGAATTTGCCGCTAACTTCGGTAATTTCATTGGCGATATATTCAAGGGCGCAATTAACGCCGTGATTGCCTTTATTGAGGGATTTGTAAATATTCCGATTGATTTATTGAATGGCTTTATTTGGATAATTAACAGCGCGTTTGGCTGGATTGGTGTCAATATCGAATCAATTCCGCGCATTCAATTACCAAGGCTGGCGCAAGGTGGCGTTGCAAATGGTGCTACTACTGCGATTATCGGTGAAGATGGGCAGGAAGCGGTCTTGCCTTTGGAACATAACACGGATAACTGGTCCGGGCTGCTTGCGAGCGCTCTGGCGGAAAAATTAGAAGAGCAGGAAACACCTACTGGTGGTACAATAAATGTATATATGACCAACGAAATCAACAATAAACTTGATGCCGAAGAAATCGGGCGCACAATGATTCAAAGTATAAGGAGGTACGCATAATGAATCTGGATTCAATCACACCGCAATGTTTTATAATGGCATTATTTATTCGCGATGATGGCGAACGCTTTTTACTTGGCACTGGTGCCTATCAATTTAATAAAAAACAACTTCACTTTGCAGCCAATACTTACGAAAATGATGTGGTAGAAGTTCAAGGAAATGACGGTGTTATGCTCGCCGGACAAGTCCGCCGTGGTGCGGCGCAAAAGTTTGACGGCTATATTGGGGACGCAAGCGTGCCAAAAGCGTCTATTGAATCATATCGCCGGGCGTTCTTTATGTTTTATCGTAAAAATCACTATTATAAAGTGGTGTATATCTTGCCAGATGGAACGGCAATTCAACGCCAGCGTGGTTTTATTGTGGATGCGCCGGAAGTTCAAGAGTTTTGGCAACTTTACCCAGAATATCATATCGCGTTAAATTTTGAAGATATTAATTACTATGCTTATGCGGAAGATAGCGCCGGCAACGAGATTTACGGCAAATCTGCTACCATTCCGTTGTCTATTGGTGCGCAGGATGGTGGGGTAATCTTTGACCAATATGGTGCAGCTTGGGACAATTACGGTCTTACTTGGGCAACTACTAGCGGTAGCGGTTACGCCACGGTCGCAGTTGATTCAATTGACAATGTGTTCCCAATATTAGAAATTACGGGTCCGGCGGTGAATCCACAAATTACTGATTTGACTACCAATATGACGCTTTCTTACTCCGGGTCGATTACAAGCACGCAAAAGTTAATAATTGATATGAATGCCAAAACCGCTATGCTTTCGGGCGCATCTGTAATTAATAATATTAGCGGCGAATGGCTTTATCTGTCGCCGGGGAATAATCGAATCACTTATCTTACCGATAACTCTACGGCTACTAGCGCAATAATGAAGTGGCAAGAGGTGGTAGGATGATAGAAGTGCCGATTTATGAAGTCAATTTATATGTAAATGGGGTTTTGGTTGGCGATTGCCGCCGTTTGGCCGAAAATCTCACTTATACACGCCGCCGCACTAAACTTGGTGCTGATTCTATTGATTTTACAGTCAATGACCACTTATTTAACGACTGGTGCAAGGCTCGTAATTGGACTATCAATGAATTATTGAAGCCTTTGGCGCTTGAATGCCGCTTAACACGCAATGGGACGCCAATTGTGGGCGGTTTTTTGGCTACGATGCCATCATATTCACCACTTAATGCATCTGCGAATCTTGATTTGCACTTTGATGGCTTTTTGAATCTTTTGGCCGGTGTATATATTCGCGATACTGCCACCAATTTACCAATAGGGACAATGAATGGGCGTGCTGGCGCTTTGGTATCGTCTTTAATATCTCTGGCCAATGATATATCTAGTGATGCCGGTAAAAGTTACGGCTTCGTTGCGAATAATATTGACACGCTTGACAATATCACTAGCACGCTTGACAATTACAAAACCGTCAAAGATTGGATTTGCGATAGGTGCGATAATACTACCGGCGCTGGTCCGTTTGATGTCTATTTTTACCCGGACAAAGAATATGATGTATATGGGGACGCTAATTTTGGCGATGTGATTAGCGACTGGGTTGCTTATTACCCGATGCTGTCAAATAATACTTCGGCTACTTCTATTAGTGCCGATGAGGTCGGCGGTTTCGCAAGTTCGGTGCTTGGGCTTGGTTCCGGCGAAGTTTCAGCGAATCCGGATGAGAATACGGCGCTCTTTGTATCGGTTATGAATGCGGATAAAGTTGCGGAATATGGATACTTTGAAACTATGTATCAAGAAAGCAGCATATCATCCCAAAGTGTTTTAACTAGAAATATCAATGCATTATTGGCGAATGATTCTAACCCGATTTGGCAGCCACAAATTACTTTACACGGCAAACAGGTCGCGCCAAAACCTAGCGGAACCAATAAAATATGGATTGGCGATATTATCACTATACAAAATAGCGCGGATTTGACCGGGATGACTAACGGCAAATTCCGGGTGAATGAATTAACCGTTAATATTAGTGCCGGCGGCGATGAAACAATAACACCAATTTTGGAGCGCGTGAATGAATAATGGCGAGCGTGAAATTGATGCGTTATTTGTCGAAATGGAAAAGGAAGTGGCTAATCTTAAAACTGCGCATCAAAGGCCGCTTGGAGCATTGAATTTTTTCAAAGAATCTGCGCAATTCACTATACCATTACAATCAATGGTGGGTTCTTATATTGCCACATTTAACTTTATTGTAAAAATTGCGACACCAACGACCACGCCGCCAATTGTGCAGGCTGGGTGGGATACCCCACCGGATTTTTTTCGCGTAGAACGCCAAGAAATGGCTATTAGCGCCGACTTTAGCACATATACATATAAACTACGGCTCCAAACTCAAACGGCCCTTGCAAGCGCAATATTTAAGGCGTGCGCATTAAGTTCGCAGCCGATTGAATCATTAACCGTGGAGGTCTTATGATTAACGGCGAAATTCTTGTGATGAAATTAAAGGCTTTGGAAAAAGAAGTACGGGCACTTAAAACAACGCACATTAAAACGGCTACTACAATTAGCACTATGGAATCATCGGCCAGTATTACTTTTAATCTATTTATGCCGGACGAATATACTATCGTTAGCGATAAACGCGCGATTATTACTTTAACCACTGCTGATGGGACTGATATGATTTCGGCGTGTTATTTGGACGGGGTTACGCCGGCTAATCTGAATTCGCGTTACCCGTTTATTTACCGCATCAATTCTCCGGCTGGTCAGGCAAAATACGAAGTGGTTTTACTTTCGCAAAATGCGAATGATTACCAAACAATTAGCGGCGGCGGTTCGGTTCAGCTTAATTACAACTTGAAATTAATTGGCAGTAGCAAATTTACGGTTAGCGTGTCATATACTGATATTTTAGGAGGCTCGTAATGATTATTAGTGACGAATTATGGCGCAAAATAAAAAACTTGCGACAGGAAATCTTGAACTTGAAACAGGTTAAAAAGGCGAATTGCGCATCAAAATACTACATTTATGAAGTGAGCGGTGATTATTACAATAGTTGGTTAATCACTTACAAAACCGGCACGCAGCCCATTATTGCCGAAGTGTTCTCTTATGCGGATACATCAATGAGCGCACCGAATGGCAACCAGCAATATGTTTTTAGTTTTTCGCAAACGATTAGTGATTTGACTATACTTTCCACGCGCGAAATTGATTCGGTTGTTGGAATAAGTTAGTTAATGTGTTATAATACAAACGGCAGTCCTCGCTTGATTATTGGATGCCACCGCCAGCACACGCTTTCGTTTGTTTGAGTGCTGGCGGTTCTCTTTTTTATAATCCACTTTATATGATTAAGTTGGAATATAAAAAATTGTGGAAAACTTTTATATATTATATTGGACTTTTGCTTAAAATTATGTATAATAGGAGTAGGTAGCACAACATAGAACCACTTGTGCTACCACCACGGTTATGATATAATGAAGGTAGGTTCTATGTTGTGCATAACCCACCGGATTATACCACCGGTGGGTTTAACTATTAAATGTGGTTCGGAGGTACAAAAATGCCAAAACACATACCATTTTATCCAGAATTACTGGAAGAAAAAGCAACAACAAACGAAATTCTACTATATGGATTGATAGATGTTCTATCATTCTCACAAGGCTACTGCTATGCTTCAAGCGAATATATGGCTAGCCAATTGGGGATTGCTGCCGGCACGCTTAAAAACCTTTTGAGTAGTCTAGCCAAGCGTGGATGGATTCAAGTAGAAGTCAATGGCAATAAACGGGTGGCGATTATGCCGCTTTTGGGATTGAGTATTAAGAAAAAAAGTTTTCCACATACCGTCACTCCAGAATTACGCTCTGTGGAAAAGTCCAGCAAGAGCGTCACGCAGGAATTATGCTACCGTCACGCTACAATGACGGAACCGTCACGCAGGAATGACGCTGGCAATAGGGGTGTAACTGGGGTGGGAATAACAAGTAATAATAAAAATAATAAGGAAATTGTGGCTTCGGCTATAAAGGAGCCGAGCCAAATTTCAAACAAGAATAAGCCGTTGCTTATTAGCAAATCTGGTATTGACGATGCGGAATATGAACGCAAATTCTACGAACGAAACACGATTACGATTTAATTGTGATATAATAAAGGCGTGGACATAACTTTAATTATTACAACATCAATAACATCGCTGGCGTCTGTATTGGTCGCCGGCATGAATATCTGGATGAACTCACAGCGCAAAAAAGACCGTGAAGAATCTAAAAGAATTGCCGAAAAGAATGCGGCGAAATCATCAATTCAAAATATGATAACGCAAGATATTATTCGGACCGAGATTCTTGGCAAAATGCCCGAAAATATCGACAATATTGAAAGTGAATTCGTTCAATATTCAAAAAATGGCGGTAATGGCACCTTAAAAAGGCAATATAACGAATATCTTGAGTGGTATAAGTTCCAAGAAGGTAAAATTGATGCAAAAAAAGGTTGATTTATTACTAACCGAAGCAGAAGAACAACGGGCTTTTGTTAGTTGGTGCGCGCTTCGCGGCATTGTCTGCCATCATAGTGGGAACGAAATTGGAGGTTCAAGCCGTGCGCTCAAAATTCGCGCAATCAATATGAAAAGAATGGGGACAAGCAAAGGGTTTCCGGATTTGCTGGTTTTAGTTCCGATTACTGGAATTAATGGGCATATTGATGCTTACCAAATGCTGGCAATTGAAATGAAAAGGCAAAGAGGCTCCACTACTAGCAAGGAGCAAAAAGAATGGCTCAAACGCCTTGAAATGGCTGGAATCCCGGCGCGCGTTTGTAAAGGTTGTGATGCTGCTATTGATTTTGTAAATGAATATATGCTATAATCAAAATAATTAGTGGCTGGCCGTTGTTGCCACTAATCGTACATACAATAGGTAAATTTTTCAAAAACACAGGATTATAACTCACACCAAAATCTCATCTCTGTGTCTTACAAAATAAAAATCTTTCAAATCATAGTTGATGCTCGCAGTGTATGACCGAAAAATATGCGAGCATCATTTTTTATGATATAATTAAATTATGAATTGCGCGAATCAAACACCCATTGTGGGCAACTTACAAACATTAAGTATAAACCGCGGCACTTATCTTGGCTTAAAGGCCCAGCGTTTGAATATGGACGGCACGCCGATATTGACGCAAGCCGATGCGGTTTATTTTATTATCAAAAAGAATTGGACCGACAAAACGGCCTTAATTACCATATCGCTTGATGATATGACTTTCGATAGCGAAGGCTACTATCATTTTAGCATCGCGCCGAGCGCGACCGAAAATCTGCCTTACGGCAAATATGTCTGGGACTTTACTTCGGTTTATGGGGATGACGCTTATAGGGCGAAACCAGCGCACGGCATCTTTATTGTTGGCAACTCATCCGGATGGATTATTAACGAAACAAATGGAGAATCATAAAATGCAAACAGAAGGCGGCGAATTAGAAATCAAACTTACACCGGAAGGCATCCAAGTCAGCCCGGTCACTTCGGTAAATGGCAAAACTGGCGATGTAGTGCTTACGACTTCTGATTTGGAAAATACTTCGGACTACCAAACTGGCGATGAAGTAGATGCTGCGATTGCTACGGCAATTGCAGGCAAACAAGATACCCTGACCGCCGGCAATAATATTCAAATTAGTGCCGAGAATGTGATTAGTGCTACCGATACGACATATAGTGCCGGAAATGGGCTTAATTTGAGCTCTGAGAATGTTTTTAGCGTGGATACGACAGTTGTAGCCACACAGCAGAATCTCGCCACTGAAGTGCAGAATCGTGAGAATGCCGACAACGCTTTACAAGCACAAATTGATGGAATCTCAGCGTCTAGCGATGTGGTCGATATTGTGGGGACTTATGCCGATTTGCAAAATTACGATACGCAACATCTAAAAGACAATGATATTATTAAAGTTTTACAAGATGAAACGCAGAACGATGCGACTACATATTATCGCTGGAGCACTTCCACCGAAACTTTTACGCTGATTGGCCAAGAAGGACCATATTATACGAAATCTGCTGCGGATGCGCAATTCGTTCCGCAAACTCGCACGGTTAATGGGCAGGCTTTGAGTTCAAATGTCACTTTAACTGCTAGTGATGTTGGTGCGCTTGCGCCCAGCAATGTCGTTCAAACTACCGGCACCAGCACCAGCCAAATTATGAGCCAGAATGCTACTACGCAGGCACTGGGCACTAAGCTCAACATCACGGATTATGTGGTAGATGACGAATTAAAGAATAGCACGAATCCGGTGCAGAACGGTGTTCTCTTTGGCTTGCTGGGTGACATGCCGACAGATTTCTTTTCTGGCAATGCTACGACAGAACAGACCGGCACAGAAGCGCAATTTACCAATGCACTCAAAATTAGCGATATTGAACTTAATGGTGACACCTTCCAGCAGACTTATAGTGGGAAAAACCTATACAATTCACCAGACAGAAGCCAGACGAGGTATGGTGTAACTGCTGCGATTGCTAATAATATAGTTACAATCAACGGTACAGCAACAAGGAATGTCTTTGGCGGCACTTATTTTAACTTGAACGGTACAGACGACGCCAATGCAAACTACTATAACTATGACAACACTACAAGTGGTATAACTTTGGCAGCAGGAACTTATACTTTATCGCTTAATAATATAACTGGTTCTTTTACAACTACAGCAGGTGTTTATGTAAGGATATCAAAAGTTTATGCTGGTTCTTTCCCTACTGAATTGATACGCACCATAGAATTAACAAGTGGTTTTACAAATGGTTCATTTACTTTGAACGAGAGTGCCACAATAAAGATTCAGTTGCAGGTATATATTCCATCTGATACCAGCGTAGCAGTGCCGGTGTTCAACAACTATTCTTTTGACCTTCAACTTGAATCGGGTTCAACTGCTACTTCCTTTGAGCCTTATGTCGGTGGCACGGCATCCCCTAACCCAGACTATCCACAAGATGTACAAGTAGTAACTGGCACGCAGACGGTGACGATTAGCGACGGTGTAAATAGCCAAGATTATACGGTGAACCTAGGCTCTATTGAGCTCTGCAAAATCGGCACTTACCAAGACTATATCTACAAGAGTGGTGATGACTGGTATGTGCATAAAGAAATATGGAAAATTATAGCCGACGGCTCTACGGTATGGACTAAATCCCAATATGGCACTAATAACTATAGTTTTGTTCCATCACCAACTTCTTTATCTGGTGACCTTATCCAAACTTTAAATAATAAAATATTAATATTTAGTGATAAATTTACTGGTGTAAGTTATAACGACAGAACATCCTCAATGCAAAATATAACTTATACTGCTGGTAATTTACCCCCTTCACTTTGGATTAGAAATAATAGATTTGATACCGTAGAAGACCTGACTGCATTCTGTGCTTCAACGCCCATAACTTTTTATTATGTGCTTGCCACTGCCACAGACACCCAAATCACAGATAGCACGCTAATAGGGCAACTTAATGCTCTATACAATGCGAAGATGCTGGCTGGGCAAACCAATTTTGCAGTTTCGTCAGTTTCGCCAAATCTACCGGCGATTCTGGATATCACAGTATTCAATGCCAATGCCCAAGGTCTAATTGCCAATATCCGTGGCTAGCTGTTATATCTTTTCTTACTTATTTGACTATACAAGAACGAGTTTTCCACAGGTTTAACAGAGGTAGAAGCGAAGATTTTCTTGAATAAGAGAACGCTTTTTGTTATATCTTTAACTTGTGGAAAACTTTTTTTATTTCGTGAAAAATTAACCAAAAAAGTATTGACTTTTATTTTTGTTTTGGTTATAATGGTATTATCAATAACAAACGAAAGGAGCGAGATATGAAAATATCTATCAAACAAACAAATTCAACACCGCAGCCGGTGGGAGTTCGCCATATGAGCCCAAAGGAAGAATGCGAAAACCAATTACGGCTTATTAGCGGAATCATTGCTAATATCAATCGTGATTTGCGAAAGGCGGTGCGATGAGTAGAATAAAAGATTACGCCGAGCAAGTATTTGGCGAAGAAGCACCAGATTTAACGAAAGGAAACGAAATATAATGCCGGACTATTGGGATACACAAGAAGGAATGATGCGCGAAGCATATGACAATTATAAAAAAGAAGAGGAAAGGAACGAATATGAATCTGAAATTTAGGCCACTTAAAGCAAACGAAATTGATTGCCGCATCGGCACTATCAACGAAAATGGCTTGAGTCTATTATTATATAAAGATGCGCGTGTAGATATGAATATCTTAGACGAAACCGTTGGCGCTCTGAATTGGAAGCGCGAGCATACCCGTGATAATCGCAATTGCATCGTGTCGATATATGACGAAGATAAGAGTGCTTGGGTTAGCAAGGAAGATACCGGCACCGTATCGAATACCGAAGCCGATAAGGGTTTAGCCAGCGATTCATTCAAGCGCGCCTGCGTAAATTGGGGAATTGGCCGCGAGCTATATTCCGCACCGTTTATTTGGGTGAAGCGTGAAGATGCTAATATTGAAATGGGACATAACGGTAAATGGCGCTGTAATGATAAATTCGTGGTTATGAAATTAACCTATAAGAAAAACGGCGACATTGACGGCCTTGCGATTTGGAATAGTAAAAAAGGCAAAATGGTGTTCTGTAATGAACCGAAGGAAAAGAAAGATGAGTAGTTTCAGGGAGCGCTTCGGCAAACTGACCGTGGCGCAAGTAATTGAAATGAATAATGTAACATTAAGAAAGGAGCAAAAATGAGTGGAACAAAAATTGGGGGTATGAAAACAGCAACAACTAATAAATTAAGGAATGGCGAAGACTTCTATCGCCGCATCGGTGCAAAAGGTGGTCGCAATGGCCACAACGGCGGATTCGCCGCTAACCCAGAATTGGCAAAACTTGCCGGGCGTAAGGGTGGAAAAATGAGCCGCCGTGGCAAAGGTTGTAAGCACGAAATCGAATTAAATGCCGATATGATTAAGCATCTATACTTGGATGAAAAATATAGTGCCATTAAAATATCGAGTGAATTGGGCATCCCATATTCGGTAATACAAAAATATATTAGAAATAAGAACATTGAAGGTTGGAAATGATATTAATAGCGGGAATAGCAGCACTAATTTGTGCGCATAATGGAAATGTAGGCGGCGCAATTGTAGCGCTTGGGGTGGGTGCTATTCTCCACGCTTTATTAGATGGAGGTAGTAATGATAACGATTAAAAGTCCGCGCTACCGCGACAGAACGGTATTAATTGCGCGATATAAGATACCGTGCGGCGGCGATGTAGATATTGAGATATTATATGGTGCTTATAAAGGCAAATACCATATAACACACGATACATTAATGAAAAGCCCGGTTGAAGGTATGGAAACCCGGCAAGGGCAAATTATAGCGATGCGAGCGGTTCCGCTTGATATGCTTGAAAGGATTGAATAATGCTAAAACTAGAAAATTACGAAAAGAATGCGCTGCATTTGGCAATGCAATGTCGGATAGCTACTAGATTGAAACGCATGAGCGCCGAAATCTATGACCACGACATCGAAGGATTAATTGAGGAGCTTGTAGATATTAAGGATGATATGGAAATATTGAATAAATTGGCTAAGGCTGGATGGGGAGAATGGTCATGAAATTAAGAAATAAGAAAACTGGGGAAATAAAAGACATTTTAGATGTTATACATCAAGCATATAGCGAGCGCAACGAAAAATCGCTTATGAACCTTGAAAAAGAGTGGGAAGATTACGAAGAACCGAAAAAATCAACACGCATAACTGGACCTGTCGCAAAAGACGACAATACAGTGCTTATAGAGTTTTATACTCACGAAGGAGCCGAAAAAGCTGTGGAAAAATTTAAGGCTTGGAAGAGGTTGAAAGATAAAGGGTTTAAGTTTAACGGCTGGACAATAGATGATGGACTTAGGATATCAATATGCACGAATATTGATGAAGATGACATATATGATGATGATAAAAGAAAAATAAAATCAGACCTAGACTTGCTTTTTGGAGGTGAATAATGACAATTAAAGAATTAAACAATTGGGTGGGTAATCTATCATTAAAAGACCGTTTGTCTGTCCAGAAATTTATGCTAAAATTGTATTGTATGGAAAGGACAAACGATGGCAAAAATCGATGAATTAAAATTTGATGATAAGAATTTCAACAAGCATACCGAATACGGTATGAGCCTACTTGAAAAATCACTACGCGAAAATGGTGCTGGGCGGTCTATTCTTATTGATAAAGATAACAATATTATTGCTGGCAATGGTATTGTCGAGGCCGCCGGTTCGGTTGGGCTTGAGAACATTAAAATTGTAGAAACCACCGGCGATGAAATTGTAGCGGTAAAGCGGACTGATATTGCAATCGATTCCGAGCAGGGCCGCAAAATGGCTCTTGCCGATAATGCTACCGCCGCTGCGGACCTTGAATGGGACGAAGATTTACTTGCCGAAGCATCCGAACAATGGGGAATCGACTTGGAAGATTACG